AACCATGACTTTACAAGATGTCATCACAGGAATTGGCTGTGTGGCTAGGGATTCTTTGGCTTACACGGGTACTGACCTGATCTTCTTGTCATCCACAGGTGTGCGTAGTGCTTTGAGAACTATCCAAGAGAAGTCTATGCCATTGCGTGACTTGTCTAAAAATGTGCGTAATGACTTAATTACAGCAATTGCTAGTGAGTCTTTACCTACGATTAAGTCTGTATACAACAGTAAAGAAGCCTTTTACTTGTTGACTTTGCCAGTATTGAAGTCAGTTTACTGCTTTGATATGAAGGGTACTTTGCAAGATGGTTCTGCTAGGGTTACGACTTGGGACTCAATTGAGCCTAAATCCTTGTTGACCAAACAAGATGGCACGTTGTATATTGGAAAAGGAGGCTATCTTGCTACCTATTCTGGTTATAACGATGATACCGCCATATATCGTTTTCAATATTTTACGAACCATACTGATCTTGGTACGCCATCTGCTACGTCTATTCTGAAGAAACTCAGGACTGTGGTGATTGGTGGTAGCAATCAGTATGTAACTTTCAAATGGGGTTACGACTTTACTGGTAATTATTACTCACAGTCGGCTAAAATTCCTACTCAAAATGCTTCTTATTATGGTATAGCCGAGTATGGAGCAAATGCTACTGTGGTGGCGAACTACTCTGGTGGCGTAACTTTGCAGACATTGAGTGTTTATCCAACTGGTTCGGGCAAGGTTGTCCAAACTGGTTATGAGGCAGACATCAATACTTTCCCGTTGAGTATTCAAAAGATCGAGATATTTGCCAAAGAAGGCAAGGTTTATTAAGGAACTGTAATGAGTGATTACACAAAAGCAACCAATTTCGCCAGTAAGGATAGTCTTTCCTCTGGCAACTCCTTAAAGATTGTTAAGGGTACTGAGATTGATACTGAATTTAACAGTATTGCTACTGCCATTGCGACTAAGGCTGATTTGTCTAGCCCTACCTTTACTGGTACGCCAACATTGCCTACTGGAACAATTGCAACAACTCAGAGTTCCTCAGATAGTTCTACTAAGTTAGCGACTACTGCGTTTGTACAGTCTGTTTTACAGGCTTTATATCCAGTTGGCTCTATTTACTCAAATGCTACGTCAAGCACTAATCCTGCAACCTTAATTGGTTTCGGTACTTGGACAGCATTTGGCGCAGGTAAGGTAATGGTTGGCTTGGATAGTGGTGATGCAACATTCAGTACAGTAGGAAATACTGGTGGCTCTAAAGATGCAATTGTTGTAAGTCATACTCACACGGCTACTTCTACTGTTACAGACTCAGGCCATGCACATACAGGCGGTGTTGCTTCATATACCAATCCTGCAAATACTGGTGGTGGTTCTGCTTCTGGTGGAACATCAAATACAGGTACTGCTACAACTGGCATTACTGTTGGAACAACAATTTCATCGACTGGTTCTAGCGCAACTGGTGCTAACTTGATGCCTTATGTAGTTGTCTATATGTGGAAACGCACAGCATGATTACGCACCACTTTAGTGATGGACTGTATGCCAAGGAAATGGCATTTAATGCGGGTGAGGCTATCCTAAAGCATACCCACAATTACAGCCATCTATCTATCTTGGCAAAAGGTAAAGTTGCTGTGTTGCGTGGTTCTGAGATTGATATTGTTGATGCACCTGCGTGTATCGAGATTAAAGCGGGTCTGACTCATGGAGTTAAGGCTATTACAGATTGTGTTTGGTTTTGTATCCATGCTACTGACGAGAAAGACCCGTCTAAAGTGGATGATGTTTTGATTAAGGGAGAATAAATATGCCAGCATCATTTTTTGCTTCACCTGGAGGTGCGGCGGTTATAAGCGGTGGACTTGGACTACTTGGTGGCGTATTGCAGGGCGGTTCTGCACAAGATGCGGCAAATACTTCTGCACAAGCCCAATTAGAAGCGGCACGAATAGCGGCTGAAGCCTCTAAGTTCCGTCCTGTTGGCGTTACTAGTCGTTATGGATCAAGCAACTTTCAGACGGATGCTAATGGCAACTTGATTGGTGCGGGATATAACGTATCTCCTGAATATCAAGCCTATCAACAGCAATTGTCTGGTTTATTGGGTCAACAGATACAACAAGGTTTAGGCGCACAACAACAGTATCAGCCACTAACAGGTGCGGCAAATAGCCTTTTTAACCTTGGACAAGGATATTTAGCACAGTCTCCTGAACAGGCGGCTCAAAAGTATATGGATCAACAACAAGCATTGCTTGCTCCTAGTCGTGAACAGCAATCTGCTAACTTAATGAACCAGTTGCAAAACACGGGTCGAACAGGTTTATCTGTGGCTCAAGGCGGTGGATTGATGGCGGCTAACCCAGAAGCGGCGGCTCTTGCTAATGCTAGGTCTATGCAAGACCTTCAATTGGCGGCAAATGCTACTCAGGCTGGTCAACAACAAACTGCTTTTGGCGCAGGATTATTTGGTCAAGGCGCAGGATTACTTGGTCAATATCAGCAAGGTCAAGTTGGCGCATTGTCTCCATTCCAAAATACGCTTGGCGTACAAAGCGGTATTGAAAGCCTTGGTCAAAATGCATTGACATTGGGTTCTCAGTTGGGTGGAAATGCCGCTACTGCTGGAGCAAATGCAGGTAGATATTTGTATGGTGGTGGAATTGGTGCGGCAGAAACAATGCAAGGTTCTAATGCCTATAACCCTTATGCAACTGGATTGATTAACGCATCTACTAATAAACAATTAGGTCAAGGTTTGGCAAATTGGTTTGGAAGTTATGGTGGAACTCCACAGGGAGCGTATGGTCAACAAGATCAGTATTTGGCTGGAGCGTATGCAAACCCTCAAACACAACAAGCCCAAATGTTAGCGGCTCAAAACGCTTGGTTTAAATAAGGAGTAACCAAATGGCAGATTCAATAGTAGGTGGTTTGTTTGGTACTACTCCTGAGATGTATCAACAACAACAAAATCAACAAGCACTAAGTCAAGCATCTGAATTGGCTCAAATGAGTCCATTTGCTCTTGCTAAGACAGGTATTGGCTATGGTGCTAATCGTTTAGCAGGTGCTATCGGTGGCGCATTAGGTGGTCAAGACCCACAATTACAGTTAATTAGCGCACGAAATGCTGTTGGACAAAGTATTGATCCTAATAATCCAGCAACTATCCAAAGAGGCATACAACAATTAGCAAGCATTGGCGATCAAGAAGGGGCAATGAAACTTGCAGACTACTTAAGAAAAGCACAAAGTGATTATGCTTTGATTCAACAAAGAACTGCTGAGAAACTAACTCCTGAAGTTCGTAATGCCACCGCTTATGCGTCTTCTATTGCGCCACAAGGGACTGAGGAATTTAATACAGCATATCAAACAAAACTCAATGAGTTGACATCTAAAACAGAAAATAAACCTCCAAGCATGGTTGCAGAATATCAATTTGCTAAAACACCTGAAGGCGGTGGATTTAAAGGCTCATATCAAGAGTTTGTTACCGCTCGTGCATTGGCTGGTAGACCACCTGCCCAACCTCGTCCAGAACAGCCTCCTGTATCTGTTATTGATCCAAAGACAGGTAAGGTCATTCTTGTCAGTCGTGATGAAGCAATTGCTAATCGTTTAACTCCAGCATCTGCAATGGAAAGTTTGACTCCTAAAGAGATACAGAATCGTGAGGCTAAATATCCACAAGCAACAACAGCAGTAAAGACATTCCAAACTACCGCAGAAAAGTTAGCAAATGATTTAGAAACTTTGGCAGATAGTAAAGGATTAGAAGGTATTACAGGTCTAATTGGAGGTCGGACACCTGCAATTACAAAAGAGGCTCGTGCGGCTGAAGCCTTGTTTAAATCTATTGTTGCTCGTGGTGGATTTAATGAATTGCAAAACTTGCGTAATGCTTCACCAACTGGAGGTGCATTAGGAAATATCTCTAATGCTGAAGGTCAACAACTGAAGAACGCTTTTGCGCCATTGGAACTAACTCAAAATGCGTCAGATTTGAAAGCGGCTTTAAAACGAGCCGCAGTAGAAACAAGAGCATCTGCTAATAGGATTAAAGAAACATACGATCTTACCTATGATTATAAAAATCAAGGTGGTCAACAAGGCAGTCAAGGTGGCGCAAAAGCAGACCCATTAGGAATTAGATAATGACAACATTAACCGAAATCCGTAATCAGTATCCACAATATGCTGATATGCCAGATGAGGCTTTGGCTAATGCACTTTACAAAAAGTTTTATTCTGATATTCCTCGTGCAGAATTTGATACTAAAGTTGGATTAAAAACTCAACTAGCACCTGTTGCCCAAACTGCTACTTCTGCGCCTACACCAGCACCATCAAATACATATCAAAATGTTCGCAATCTTGTTGCTCCTACTTTGGAAGCGGCAGGAGCAATTGGAGGTGGCCTTTTAGGAACTGCACTTGGCCCATTGGGAACTGTTGGTGGTGCGGGTCTTGGTTATGGGATTGCAAAAGAAGCCTTAAATTTAGGTGATGTTTATTTTGGTGGACAACAACCTAGACAAGGAGCAGAAAATATTACTCAGCCTATTAGTAATGTTTTAGAAGGTGCTACTTATGAGGCTGGTGGTCGTGTCATTTCTCCTTATCTTGCTCCTGCTATACAAAAGGTTACTGAGACTGGTAGAGGATTGCTTACACCTCTTGTAAAAGGCGTAACAGAATCAGATATTGGTAAAAGAATGGGGCTTCCAAATATTGAAGCAGTACAGGCTTTTATAAAACCACAGGCTTCTGCGGCAGAAGTTAAAGCGGCATCTATTGCTTCTCAAGCATTAGGGCAAGACTTGCCTAAAGTATTGAGCATCCTTAAAAACGCTCCTGAAGGCGCATCTATTGCTGAAATTACTGCATCTTTAAACAATCCAACTTGGCAATCATTGATTAGTAATGCTCTAGAACGTGACCCACAGTTTTTGAGAAAAATAAGATTGTTTGGCGAAGAAGAATCGGTTAAGGCATTGTCAAAACTTGCTGGCGGCACTAATGCGGCAGAAGTTCGTGGCGTTTTAGAAACAGCCAAAAAGAACTTAAATGCCATGACTACGCCACAGCGAGAGGCGGCTTTAGATCGTGCAAACTTGGGCAAGCAAGTGGCTGATTACGAGGCAACTGCTGGAAAACTAAGCGCAGAAGCGGCGGCACAAGTGCAAAAAGTCAAAGACTTGATAAGTGCTGGTGATACTGCAAGAGCCTATGCTCGATTGGACATGATTAAGCGTGGTTTACCAGTTGGTGCATCCAAGTACACATTTGCTGATGAACTGGCTGAAAAGGCTTTTGGAGATTGGTCAAACAAGGCGGCTCAAGGCTCTCTTGATTTAGGTCAAGGTGCTAGATTTAACCAACAATCAGCAAATGCATTGCGTTCAGTAGGAATCAAGCCTTTAGAAGGTGAACAACTTGTTAGAAACATATCAGCAATTGGAAATAATCCTAATTTTGCTGGTAATGATTTATTGCAAGGCGCATTGAAGAATGTTGCAGATGACATAGCGCAATGGACTGCAAGTGGTGGTGTTATTGATGCTAGAGCATTAGATGCTATCCGTAAGAATTCAGTTAATGCGGCTATTGCTAGGTTGCGTCCTGGAATGGATGCAAATGCTCAGAGAAATCTTGCCTCTAGCGTTTTATCTGACATTCGCCCTGCTTTGGTTGATGCTATTGAACAGGCTGGTGGCAAAGGTTATCGTCAATACTTGGCAGACTACACAAAGGGTATGCAAACTATTGCTCAACGCAAACTTACTGGTGAAGCGTTACGACTGTATAAAACCAACCCTGATGAGTTTGTTCGTCTTGTGCAAAATGAGTCTCCTGATACTGTTGAAAAGATTCTTGGCCCAGGCAAATACAACATTGCTACCGAATTGGCAGATAGCACAATGGGCGTATTGAGAGATCAAGCAAATAAAAGGCTTACTCAGTTATCTGTTAGCCAACAATCAACAGAAGGTCAAAAAGCCGTTGCTGAACTTGTTAAACAGAATACTGCGCTTATTCGTTTGCCATCATTCATCAATGTATTTGCGGCGGCAGGTAATAAAGCCATTAGTGAGTATGAAAAAGCACTTGGCGTGAAGACTATGAAGACTTTGACAGAAGCCATGAAAAACCCACAAAGTGCGGCTAATTTGTTAGAGGCATTGCCTACTAATGAAAAAAATAGAGTCACTCAGTTGTTAGTTGACCCAAGCACATTAAGGACATTTGTCCAATCTGTTCAGCAAACGCAACAAGATTAGGAGTAAACCATTGATCCAATCACCATCTTTGCTGGATGCAAACTTGCCTATGAAGGAATCAAGACGGCAGTTCAAGCCTATCAAGACATCAAGAAGACTGGCGGTGAGGTTGCAGGTATTGCTGGTGAAGTCGGTGGGTTACTCTCGAAATTCTTTCATGGTCAAGACCAGTTAGAAGAAGATTACAAAAAGAAGCAAGAAGAGACTAAGGAGTTAGCAAAGCAAGGCAAGGTTAAGAATGTAACCATGCAAGCGATTGATAACGTAATGCACGTTAGGCAGATCAGGCAGTATTACAAAGACTTAGAACACATGGTTAGATACGAGTTGGGTATGCCTGACTTGTGGGTTGAGATTCAAGCAGAGCGAGACAAGTTGATTGAAGAAGCCAAAGCAATAACAAAACTACAACAAGCGGCTGAGAGACAAGAATACCTTAGAAGACAAGAGAAACTTAGAAGGATAAAAGAGAAAGTACATATTTACATAGCAATATTCATTGCAGTTGTTTATGTTTGCGTTTCTGTTTGGTCTTTAACATGGTTATTGGAATATGACAGGGAATGGAGATGGGGATACTAATATGGGAACTCGCTGTTATGGTTGTTGTAACCATATTCCTCGTAGTGGTGGTAATTGGTGCGTCTTGGTTTGTGCGTGAGCATGACAAACGGGCTGATTACTATAAAAAGCAAGCAGAAATCTGTTGGAGAAATAAAT